AGCTAAGGCGTTTCATCGCCCGGATCAGCGACTCTTTCAAATCACTGATCTCTGATGACTTGGTTGGGTCTACTGCCTCCAGCCGGGCCGCTTCTTCGCGGGCGTATGTGAGGAGTTGCTGAGGCTCAACTGTGATAAGTTGTTCCTTCTGTGTAATAAGTCCATTGATCTCCACAGCATCCCGCAATTCCTGTGGCCACAACTCATCCCAGGTTTCGCCGGTCAACTCAAATAACTTCTTCTCTACCTCATCAAAGAAAGACTTCTGCCAAAACTTGCCACCACGATCATGTGGTTCTTTCGGAGGTAGGTTCTTCAGGTTTACCCACTGATTGAACAGGCAGCTTGAGACTCCAAGGTACTTGGCAACTTCCTTTTGCGTACCCATTTCTTTGGCAAGCCGGTGAAGTGTCGCATGGTATAGGCGTGTGACGGCTGTTAGTCCGAACCCGTCATCCTGTGATACTTCTTTGATTAGATCGGTAGTCACGGCTCATCCTCCTGGGTTACAGGTTCTCTACGATTCCACTGCCGGATAGCAGCGGTAACAATGCTGCCGGGCATGAACGCCCCGCACTTCTCGCATGTTACGGTGGCCAGGAAGTACCCATGCACACCCTCATCCGCCTTTGCCTCTCCTCCACAGAAGGGGCACGGTTTAACTTCGTCCACGTCAGGCTCCTATGGCATCAACTTGTGGCGATGTTCTATAGAAAGGCGTTTCCTCTCTAGGATTTCACGGTCATAGTTGCCCGTTGTTTCCCGAAAGCTCACGCTCTGGATCTTACGAATGATACCGTCATCCCATAACATCAATACCCACTTGCCCTTCTCCTTCCTTAGCCGGTATGTCCCTGGCTCGGCCATACGCCAGTCACGCACATGGTACGACCACGTCGGTCGCTCACCCTGCGGGTCAAGGTGGTGCTTGAATTCCCAGAAGATGAACTGGTCAAACCTGTGATTCCAGTCTCTCCCGTGTACATGGTTAAGTTCTATGATGGCCACGGTGTCATCCTTAACGGGTGACAGTGACACAATCAGCACAACAAGGTAGAGCATGTAGTAGCCTCCCAGCTACTACCATTTTACACTCTACTCCTGCTGGATTGCCTCGCGTTCGTCGATGCGCTCCTGGGCACCCTTGTAAACATCTTCAAGTTCGATCATCTGATCGACACTAAAGGCCATCCCCTTGTAGTGGCTCTGGATTTTCTGGATTTGTTCCATGCTTTCGGCTTGCCGCAAGGCATCGAGTGCCCTGTCGTACTTCTCGGCCAGCCCCTTGTTACCGTTGAGGCTCTGGACATAGCGGCTGTCGTCGAACTTCCCTTCAAAGACATCGCTGTTAAAGCCCAGGGTAGAGAGGCACTTGCTTCTCAGGTCAGTGATCAGCTTCTTTCGGCACTCATCTCCTGGCCGATACCGCATTTCATTGGACATGGGGAACTCTCCACCGGGATAGTAGAAGCGGGCGGTGAGGGTGATCTCCAGTATGTTCCCCTCCGGGTCAATAACCGTTTCGTACTCCAGGTTTGTCACCCCCCAGTGGGTGCCGTATGGGCCAAACAGCATCGTTGCGTTTCGCAGTTGCGCTTGCGCGTCAATCGCAGTGAAGCCGCCCCGCTGGTTGACCCGCTTGGTAGTCTCCGGGTCGGTCACGCAGACCTGATCCCATATTTTCATGTTGTTCTTGTCCATGCTAATTGTCCTCCAGTAAATGAGTAATGCTTCCCCACCCTGGGGAATGCCATGAATCCATGTCTCTGCAATCCTTAATGTCGTCGAGCGCCTTGTGGTTTGCTTCTCTCCCTTCTGCTATGAGGTTACTCGGAACCTCGTACACGATTGCCTCGTAAGGCTCAAAGTTCCGCACCGCTATGATGATGAACTTCTCTGCCTCAAACACATCCAGGTAGTGTGCTGCCTGCTGGTGGTACTTGTATTTCCAGACAGCATCCTTGATGAAAGATCGCTTGGTTGGATGTCGTGTTGTCTTGTAATCCACGATGGTGTTACCGATCACCAGGTCGGCCTTGGCCTTAACCGGCATCCCCTTTAGCTCATTGATGCAGACAACCTCGCTTGTGTCTGGCCCGGCAGATGCGACAAAGGCTTGCGCCGCAGGGTTGCCCGATATGGATGCGACCATCTTGGTGACGTGGGCCATCTCATCCAGGGTAACGCAGGGGATGTCACCCGCCAGTTCCTTCCAGTCGGCCACCAGTTCCCGGTGTGCCTTCTTGCGGAGGTTCAGTGGCTCGCCATCCACGGAGTCTGGGAGGACAACCACGTAGTCACCGGAGTTACCAGCTTCTCCTCCAGCTATGTACTCCACGTAGTTGTGCATTGCAGAGCCGATGCGGAGGGCATCGCTGCTGGTGTCATCATCCAGGGTCTTGAGGTTGTAGCGATGGTGGTACGACCAGGAGCCTGCCTCCCGAAAGTATTTCATCATCGAGTTTGAGATTTCGTCCCTGTCAAAGTAATCCTTACAGCCTTCTATAATCGTTTTCATCTATCAGATCCTCCATCGGTGTTACAATAGCCCCAGCCTCGTCGATTGTGAGGTTGAGGTTATCATCCATGCCATGAGCGAAGACCTTCTCCATGCACAGGTGTGCTGTCTCCGGCTCAAAAATGTAAACGTATGTATGGCCTGCCTTAAAGTAGACCACGCATCGCGTGAGGACTCGGCTGTCCTCAATCAGGTCGTAGTATCTAAACAGGTAACGCATCATCTGGACACCCTGGCGGGCAGCTTCCATGCGCGTTCACTGTTTGCGCCGCATTAGTTCATAGTGCAATATCCGCTGTACTTCAAGGAGAGTACCCTCTCCACCGCCGGGAACCCTGAGTATCCATTCCTCACCCTTCTCGGCCACCTTCCTGGTAAGGTCACCAAAGGTCATTACGCCGTGGCGTTCCATCAGGTTCAGTGTCCTAGTGCAGAACTCTGCCTGTGCCAGCGGTGTAGATCCCAGCACGCTGTTTGGTTTGTCTTGTATGGTGAACTCTGCCTGGGAGATAGCAACGTGCGCTGCCTCATAGTTACCCCGGATCAGGTGTGCTATCACCTTCTCGCCGGTACGGCGCGCCTCGGTTGGCTCCTGGCCAAGTTCATTTCCTATCAGTCCCATCTATAAGTTTTGCAGCAAGTTGATCTGCTACCTCCTTGCGATGCACAGCAACATTGTCCGGTGCCTTAATGCCGATCTTCACCCGGTCGGGAAGGATCTCCATTACATACAACTCAACGTCGTCACCAATTGTGATGACTTCCCCTTTTCGCCTAGTCAGGATCAGCATTATGTTCTCTCTTGGGTATGAGCCACACATCTCCTACCTTCACGCCACCCAGCGTACCAGCCCGAAGCATCTGACGTATACGGCCAGTGGTAACTCCCCGCTTCTCGGCTGCTTGCTTGACGGTCATCAGGTCTTTCAGTCTGTATTCATCATACATTACTTATCGAGTTTGGTTGCGATCTTTTCCAGGGCGGAAACGATCTCGCGGTGTCGGATGTCGTGCTTGTCCTGCATGTCAGACAGCAGGGTTTCATAGTGGTCACGCTGACGATGCAGTTCCTCGCTACATGCTTCCTGCATTTTAGTGATACGTTCCTCATGCCTGGGCATCAGCACCTTCGTGCTGTACCACAAGTACCATCCCAGCAGACCAGTCGCACTGACCGTTCCCCAGTCCATCTGATCGAGTATGTGCATTTACTTGTCTGGATTGATCGGCCTGATCGAGTCACCTACAATAAATGCGATGACGATACCTGCCACAGCCATAGCTGAGTTAACAGGTACGCCGTAGTCCTCTGCATGTGTCACAAAGAACGCTGTCACTGCGGCAGAGACAGCACGCTTGGAGAAGATCAGCTTCAAAAACCCAGGCAACATGCTCTTAACTTTGTCGATGATAGTATTCATTTCACATTCCTAACTTGGACTTGATGATGTTAATGAGTCCACTGCCCGCCCCACCCTTGAGAGCATAGAAGGCAGCTATCCCGATACCTATAAGTATGACGAGCCACTTGCGCTTGGCGGCCTTCTGCTTTGCAAGCTCGGCCTTTGCCAGGATCTTTACCTCCTTGGCTCCAGCCTTGTCGATCTTAGCCGAGGTCTTCACCTCGATCTTGTCATCCCGCTTTGGCATCTCTGTGTTCCTCCGTCGTTTGCTTCGTATCATTTTACTCGACCCCCCTATCTTTCGACGAGTGTTTTCTTTCCCTCTCCAGTCGCCTCCTGATAGCGTGTCGCCTCATGGCACCGCGAGTCATACGATTGATGCTGTGTACCATCATCACCATCCAGGGGTAGCTCTGCTTAAAGGGGTTCATCGGTGGCCTGATGCAGTGGAGCAGGATAGTCCTTGAGGTTAGGGCGGTGAGTGCCTTGGAGAAATCAAACGAGTTACGAAACGCATTCGTTGAGTCGGTGACAATCACCTCATCTCCAGACCTCATCGCGACACCAAGCTCATGTGCTGCTGGCCTGTCCAGCCAGTATTTGCAGAGGTCGTAGTCTACAAACGTGCCCCCGAACTCACCATCCAGGTCATCGGCGTAAGCCTCGATCTCCTCCTTCTGCTCGCGAAGGCTTTCCTCGCTGAACTTTATTGCGTACCCGTAGATAATCGCTGTTCCTCCATGTCGATCATTTCTTCCAAGTAACGCTGCATCTTCCTGTAGTCGGTAAGCCTTTCAACACCAGGCTTTTTCCCTGCCCGGCACAGGTACTTGGCTATGTTCCCTTCAAAGAAGTTAAGGTTCCACGCCTTCACCACATCGAAGGGCTGGATCTCTGAGTAAGTGTAGTGATCTGGGTTATAGCTCATGGTAAAATGATAATGATGCCCAGCCCCAGGAGGAAAAGGAGTTAACCCCCCAAGGCCGGGACACCGGGCCAGCTACTCAGACGGAGGCGGCTGGGAGGCTTCGTCCTCTGAGGGTGCTGGCGTTTCTTCTTCTTCTTCTTCTTCCTTCATGGGAAAGATGGATGGCTGATCCTCGGCGGGAGGTACGGACTCTCCGATGGCGCCGGTGATAAGGTCAACCCGACCGATCACCTCGGCCAGGGCATTGCGGTGGTAGTTAAGCTGATAGTCCCACTGGTTTACCACTCGGATGAGAGCCTGCTGGATCTCCTCGATCTGCCTTCGCATCTCTCCCTGCTCTCCCAGTAGGGGGTCAAGCTCTCCCACCTTCCCCTCGATGGTGGTCAGCTTCTCCATTACCTCCCTGTTAGTTGCTCTCTTTTTTGTTGAGTTGGCCATGATGACCTCCTTAGATTCCATAGATAACGGTCAGTACATGCTCCAGCGGAACGGTTACGTTGCCATCCATACCCTTGATTGTTACTGTATCGTCTGTCCTGCGCTCGAATCTCCCACAGCAGAGGTGTTTTTTGAGCAGGTCAAAGTCTGGTGGTATACCATCCAGCACCCCCGCGAATTGCTCCCCGATTTCCTGAAGGGCTTCGTCATCGTAGTGTGTCATTGCTATCATCGCCACGCCGGGCTTGAGCCTGGGTGAAAACTTCTCTATCTCTGAGTCATGCGGGGATGTCAGTGTAGCAACAAGGAAGTTCACACCTGGTGTGTCATCGAGTGTCTTAGTGTAGTCAATCGCAGACTTTCGCGATGTGAAAGGCCCGATGGTTTCCTGAATTGCGTCGGCCATCCAGTCATGTGCCACGATCATGTACTGCATGTTTACTCTCCATAGTAAAAAGCGGGGGGCAAAATACCCAAAGGATTTCTTGTGTAATCCTGCGGTATCCGCCCCCCACGTTGCACCTAAAATGGAACTTCCTCCGCTTCTGTTTCCGACTTACTACCAACCGGAATCATCTGGAGGTCTTGAACCAGGACACGGACACGACTCCGCTTCTGGCCATCCGTCTCCCACGTTTCATGCCGCAGCTTACCACGTACGGTAACCCAACGGCCCTTGGTGAGGTACTGGCTGACGGTATCAGCCAGCTTACCCCACGCTGAGAGGTCGAAAAAATTCGTGAACTCCTCGCCTCCCTTGAAATCGTGAACAGCAATAGCGAAGTTCGCCACGTTGTTCTCTCCAACCTGTGTCGATTCAGGGTCAGCCGTAAGCCTCCCGGTCAACACAACCACGTTCATATCAGACATCTTATTTTCTCCAGGGTCTTAGGAATTATTACCGCTAAGGGTAACAGAAACATACAGGATGCTCAAGAGATACTGCCGATTGTTTCCACAATCTTGGCGGCCATCTTTGCATCACCGTTGGTAGCATCCACCAGCTTCTTGGCGCAGATGATTGCTTCCACTGGGCTGACGGCAATCAGGTCTGTGGCTGCCGCCTTCTTCTTTCTGTGCCGCGACTTCTGTGCGGCACTCATGCGTTGTCGCTGTGCGACAGTTCGTTTCTTAGCCATCTCACTCTCCTTCAAAAGGGTTTGTCGGTTGTTCCCGACAGTTCTTCTTCCCCATCTGCATTACGCCCAACAAGGTCGTACTCAGGGATGTTATTCTCAATCAGGTCGTTCATCAGTGCGAACATTGATGTGTTACCAATGACCGCTGCGACCTTTACTCGCTGCGCTAAATCCTCCCTCACGGGAAGTGCCCGTCTGGATTCTGCCATATCACTTCTCCTTCATAGAATTGTCACGTTCTTCAAATACACCTAACGAAATCCGGTGTTCTCTTTGGCTTTCCTCCAGGCTTTCCCGGCATTCTCTCTGGAAATCCTCCAGACTTTCAAGGTTCCGAATGGCAAGGGCCACCAAGTCCTGTGAGTTCCGGGCGAGAAAGATACCGGCTAGTGAGTTACCGGCCCCGTATGATGTTGCATCGTCCAAGGTATCCTTTATACCCCTTAGCGCAAGCATTGCAGCTTTTAATGTATCTGTGTCCATGTTACTTATCCCATATTAACACAAGTATAAAACAAAACAACCGGGGCTAGTGAACAAACACCAACCCCGGTCTACCGGTAAGTGAAAGGAATCAAAACCTTACCGGCTTTTCTCCTCTGCCCAGTGTATAAGGGATAGTAATAGCGGCATCAGCATGGCCACTATAAATCCCCATAGCTCTATGTCATACATCTTCAGTCTCCCTCCAGCAGGACATGATCTGCTCGCCCGTACTGTCGTCGATGTAGTAGGTGTAGTTTCCTATGGTGATATACAGAACATCGTCACCACGTATATCAATCTTCATCTTCATCCTCCCCCTGGTCTAAGTACATTTCATAGGCAATCTTGATGGCCTTTGTTGCATCATCTCCAGTGAGTGCTTCCCTGTGAAGCCATGCGGCAGCCTCGCCAACCAGCTTTACCTCCTGGGACAGCACGACCGGCGGTGCCTGAAGCCTGATGAGGTTCATCACCCTGTCGGATCTCTCCATGTAGAGGATCAGCCTGCGGATTTGTTCATTTACCGAGATCATATTACTCCCACCTCCTTGTCAGTTTCAATGTGGTTAGTAGTTCTCCTTCATGTAATCCTCTGAGTTATCCAGCAACCAGGGGAATGCTTCCTCTAGTGCAGCCTTGGCTTCGATTGCTGCCACCTCCTTGCCCGGCCCATCCCATTTAGCGAACAGATTGATCTGGCCGTATGCCTTGATGATCGCTACCTGCTGGGCAACTGGCATGTAGACTCCAGTCTTGTCCATCTTTTCTCCTCCTCCAGGTGGTGGATAATTAAACTCAATCGAAAGCTCCCTGTTCTCCTGCTCCCGCGCAGCCTCTATCTTATTTTCCCAGTCAGATTTGTAAGGGTCTTTGTCCATCATCTTCGCCTCGCCTTCTTGCGCCGACGCTGCTTGCTTGTCCTCCCCTTCGGCTTCTTGCTGCCACTTTCCCCCGGCTTTGCGGAAAAGCGGCCCCGCTTCTTTCTCTCTGGTGATACCATCACTCATCCTCCTCCTGGGGATTGTCCTCAAGCCATCGCCCCACTTCCTCCAGAGCGAACCAAGAAAGAGCGTTCTTGCGTGCATCGGGTGACGATGTATCGCACTGGAATGTGGCAACCAGAGCGTCGGGGCTGTCGAATCCACAGCTATCTGCCATCTCATTGAGCAGATCATAGATCAACTGCTCATTGTCCTCACAGAATTTGCAGGTGTCGGTGTAATAGGTGAACCCATTCCACCCTGCATCTGCCCCATGTTCAGCAGCCTGGAGAATTTCCCCATCCTCCAATTCACAATGCCCCTTGATTGCATTGTAAAGTTCCACGTACATATCCATGTTACTTTCCCTTCGGTAAAATCATTACTAATCCATGCCATACCTCACCGTTGTCGCATACATCACAGTCGTCTGCTGTCCAGTTGCCAGCTTCACCAAGCCATTCAATAGCAGATTCTATATCGTCAGTAGTCCAGGCCATGTCACTCTCCCCCTTCCGCATAGTAGGCTGCCAGTCGGCTGGCTGTTTGCTTGTACTGCTCGCCACGATTAGCACCCTCGCATGGCATGATGACACCGATACCTAGGTCACCAGCTACCGCAATCGCGTCATCGGGCTGGCCTATTCTCAGTGTCACCCGCTTGTCATCACCAGTACCGGTGATAGCAAGAGCTAGGTTGTAGAGCAGTTCAGCATCCAAGGTTACCTCCACTCCATCACCCCACTCTGGCAGGATAGTATCCAGCTTGGGATAGTTTGACTCAGGAGGGGAGGGGTGGATCGTATCAGCCTGGACATTCAGCCATCCAGCCTCACACTTCTGCACCCTGCGCCCCTTGCCCTTGCGGGTAGGGATTGCCTTGATTGGCACCTCCAGGTTATGCACCCCGTCCTTCGGGTCGCCAGCGGTTACATCGACTGGCACAACAGCAAGCACCTTTGCATCACTGGCAACGAGTGTACCAACACCGGAGTGTTCGTTGTTTACCAGCAGCCTTGGGTTATGCAGGGGTTTTCGCGCATGTGGCAACCTCTTGGCACAAGCCTTCTCAATTTTCGTATCCACGTTAAAGCTATACTCCATGTCACTCTCCTATAAAGAACTCGATTACTTCTGCCTTGCTTCCCGTGATTTCCCTACCGTTTTCTTTCCAAGGATCTTTCCATGTCTCATGGTTAGTCATCCCGGCATGAGCATCATCGGCATAGAAAAGTCCCGGCTCTAGCTCGATGAAGTCGGCCACGATTTCACCATCTACCCTGACTACCCCACTTGTAGCCATGAGTGTCTGGTGAGATCGAAGCATAGCCCACCGTCGCCCATCGCCCATCATGCCACCAAGAACAGTACCTGGTATGGCTTTCGCGTACTCAAAAGCAATGTCCATGCTGCTAGTCCTCCCAAGATAGTTTGTTTGATACCCAAAATTCACCCTCACATATCCACTCAATCATTGCCTTTGCTTTCATGGTATGCCCCACATCTAACGCATCGGACAACTCTGACTCACACTCGGCCCGTGTTAATCCACAGAACCAGTTGCGTACATGCTGCCTAACCAACCGTTCAGTATCCATGCTGCTAGTCCTCCAGTTGTGAGAGCAGATCGAGTGCTATCTCGATTGCTTCCATTCCAAGTTCATCTAGTCTGCAATCATCCAGCCCACGTTCAGGCATCGTAAACCTCACGCCCCCATAGAGCAGGGTGCTGCCATCCCACACGTTGAACACCGTGTCCAGTGTGCCATCATCTACCAGTTGATACTGGTACGCTTCCGGTGGTTTCAATTCCATGCTGCTAGTCCTCCAGTTTAGAAACCAGATTGTCGTAAATCTCTCGACCGTTTTCTGTCAGATCACCCTCATCACTGAGTGAAAACCTGGGCCTGAATCCCATGTGATGTAGCTGCCCTAGTTTCCTGTACTCATCCGACCACTGCCCGCCATGCCAGAGCATAGCGAACACATAGTGCGCCTCGCATATATCAAACTTGTCAAACTGTGCCATGCTGCTACTCCTCATCTAGCCCTTGAACCATGTCACCGCAACTCTCACACGGCTGGCTGGTGCTTATCTCTACACAGCCATACCAACCACCGTAATTATCCGAGGTTGTACGTGAACAGAAGTCTGAACAGTAGACTTCCATATCTACCATGTCACCGCTTGAATCTTCTATCGGTACGATGTGTGCCATGCTGCTAGTCCTCCACTTCGGTTTCATATGGATCGACAACGATTGTTACCTCGTTAATACCTTCGAGATCCTCATCGTTACAGTCACCGATTGGCTTGCCGTTTGCCTCAGTCAAGACAGCGGACAGGAACCAGTGAAACTCATCACCATCTTTGAAGTATTCCCTACGTGCTGTGTACTTTTCCACCATGCTGCTAGTCCTCCAGTTTAGGTTGTCAGTCTAGTAAACTCAGCAGGATCTATCGGTTCTGCTATCCAGTCGGAGCAGATAACAATCTTACGATTGATACACTCCAGGCGGATAGCTTCTGCAATCGTATAGTTTTCTCCGCTGAATCTTTCCCATGTCGCTACTGCAAAATGCCACGGGCCAGTACCCGTTGTCGCGGATATAAAGTAGTGTGCCATGCTACTAGTCCTCCGTATATCCATCAAAGTAAACCCCATCCTCCCTAGTGGAAGGGTCTTTGCAATGCTCCTGCGCTTCATCCAGTGTCAGCCCTTGCTGCATCACTTCTTTCTCTAGCCCAGTATCGGGATGGTAGAACCGCACAATTTCATACGTCTTTTCCATGCTGCTAGTCCTCCAAGGTTATGGTTTGTCCACCAAACTCCTCACCAAAGACAGCAATCCTCTTGCCGCCAGCCGTTGATATGGATACCAAGAGCCTCTTTCGCAGCCTCTTGTTGCTGCCACCAGTAACCCATACATCGAAGATGTCCGAGTCATCTACTTCGGTGAGTGGATTTACCTTGAATCCATCGACCTCAACACCCAAGTCCCAGCCGTTAGTATTGGTACAGATCGTACCATGCCCAAGCCGGGACACCTGACCCCGGCCACCCTGGACAGTCCCTCTAAAACGTGCCATGTCTAGTCCTCCAATCAATCCCCACTCAAGCAGGCGGGTATCTGCTACCTCTATGGTTGGAGCGCGTCGGACTCGAACCGACCCCGCAAAGATCAACTCACGGTTACCATCATGAGCCGCCTACCTGCCCACTAGTAAGGCAAGATTGTTAGCAGCTTGCGCACCTCATGTATCTGCTTCTGCTGTATCTCTGGCGAGGGCTGGCCTCCCGATAGGATGGTACTACAGAGCAATCGCTATCGGGCGGCTGCTACACCTCACCACGTATCTCCTTCCAGCACGTACCTCCTTCCAGCACGTACCTCCTTCCCTGGCGGCTACCAGCGCTGGCAATTCTTGCTCGCCACGGCTGCTGCTGTTGGCCGTTGTTCGTCGGCCGCTGTTCGTTGTTTCCTTCTGCCCATAGGGGCCGTAGAAAGTACCAGAATAGTAAAAATCTTTTACTTTTCTGTACTCGTTGGAAGGTAACTTTGTATTCGATTGAGTTGTTTAACTCTGTTCGTTGTTCGTTGTTTCCTTCTACCCCTAGTGTCCGCAAAAGGTACCAGAATAGAAATAAACTACCAGAATAGAGGAATATATATATTCGATTGTATGCCACTAGGATGAATTGTAAGGCTGTTTGTTCTAGGGTGGACTAGGGTAAGGGGAGAGGGTTTGAGCTTGTTAGAAGCGAAGCAAGAGCGTTTAAGATAGGCGCATAAAAACAGCCCATGAGAAAGTCTCATGGGCTGTAGGATAGAAGTTATCCTAGACTGTCATCGCGTCGCGCAGTTCCTTGACTTCCTTTGGGAAGTCTTCTCGCCATAGGATACAAAGTCTTTCCAAGTTACAACCAGTAATAGGCGCAATAACTTCAGGGTGTCCGTCCCTATCGACAAAGGCTGCTACGTGGCGCACATTGCGATACTGTCTCTTCTTGTGGCGTAGTGTAGACTTTGCAAGGGGCTTGATACTCCCCCTTGCACGATTCGATTTCCCTAGTGCGTCTGATTTCCTTGCAACGCGAAAAGCGCAGAACCTCTTATAAGTAATCCACATTGAATGACTTAGCTCTATTTCCTTTCCAGTCTTGTCGGTCTCGACAACATAACCAGCAGGGGAGAGCAGCCATTCTGCAAACTTTCCGGGCATCTCTTGACCTAGTGATATTGCATTTTCATTAGGGCGGATGGCGCATTCTCTACTAATATCACCAAACCGATTAGGATCATGGGAAGCTAATACTTTCGCCGCTACCCTTTCCGCGCAGTCTCGTTGACCATAGAGGATGATAAGCAATTCGTCGCGCTTTGCTTTCGTGGGGTCGGAATTCTTTCGGTAAGCTTTCATGGTGATTCCTTTCAAGAATCAGGGTCAATCTATGTCACCTAGATTGTCTAGGTGACGTCAAGTCTACGTAGGGTCAGTCATCGGTCTGTTCAATCTTGTCTGCTAGGTCGCGAAGTAGGGAAGCTGTTAGTCCGGCATATGGTCTGCCGAATTCATGATAACAAGCAAGACGGTTGAGGGTTTCTCCGGTGGCCTTCAGTAGGTAAACTTCACGGATCGGACTGAATCCGTGCATTTCGATTGATAGGTGCCCGAAGTTTTTACCGGCATTCCCTAACTGCTTGATACCGGTTGCTTTTACTTGGGCTAGTGTTTTCTTGGTCATGGTTAATCCCTTTCAAGAATCGGTTATAGGTTGCCAGGAGCGGAGGCCCCTGACTTCAGATATCGTACCCTAGATTGTGTCAAAGTCAAACAAACTCTAGAATTTTAACGGAATATATGCTTTTATATTTGTGCTCGTGTAGTCGAGTTTGTGGGGTCTAGGTGTACTTGTACCCGTTATCTGTAACCTGGCACACAATGCAGCATAGGACGTTATAGGAGTGGTGGACGGTTGTACAGTATGTACCTGTTCTGCCTGTACTTTTGTACACTGTGTCTTATTTGATACACTTGCAATTGTGTTGTTGTCTATTTGAGCACGCCCCCTACAATAGGGAGACACTATACTAGTATACATATGTACACCATACCAGGGGGGGTGAGT